GACGGTATAAAAAGTGTTACGGGTGCGTGCGAGCCCGAAAACGCGCTAGTTTCATTCTGAAAAAGGTCGTTTCGCTTTCGCATTTGAAATCTTGGGAAATAATTTTTAGAGAGTGGGTGAACCGTTGGTGCGTAAGGAATCAGACAATCAGGTGTCTGTCGTCACGACAGCGCAAATAAGCGAAATTCTCGACGTATCAACGCGTCGAATTCAGCAATTAGCGAAAGAAGGTGTTCTCGTTCGCGTTTCGCATGGCAGTTTTGACTTAAAAGCTTCCATCAAATCGTACATTGAATTTCGTATTTCAAAGGAACAAGAGGACGATGAACTGGATAAAACGACCGAAGAAGCGTTGTGGACACGGGCGAGACGACAGAAAACGGAGCTTGAATTGCAGATCATGCGCGGTGATTTACACCGTTCAGAGGATGTAAAACGAGTCATGAACGACATGATTGGGGCATTTCGAGCAAGAATCCTGTCGATTCCGTCTAAATTCGCACCACAATTGGTCGGAAAGACGGAAATTCCGCCAATCAAGGCGATTTTGAAGAATGCAGCATTCGAAGCGCTCGAGGAACTGACGGAATATGATCCGGTGGCATTTTACGACATGAGCAAGGATAAACTACTCCTCGATGATGACGAGGATATCGAAACGAAGATAGATGACATTGAATCGGATGGAGAGTCGGTGCCTCGTGGCCGCCAAACGAAGAAGTAAGAATACGGAAGCGTTGTTTCGTGACATCATACGCGGCACGCTACCACCTCCACCGGATCTTACCGTTTCTGAATGGGCGGACGCCTATCGTAAGTTGTCATCGGAATCCTCGGCAGAGCCGGGACAATGGCGAACGGATCGAGCACCGTACCAACGTGCCATCATGGATGCCGTCAATGATCCGGAACTCGAAAAGATTGTCATCATGTCGAGTGCCCAGGTCGGAAAAACAGAATTGATCCTGAATACGCTCGGGTACCATATCGACTTTGACCCGGCACCGATCATGATCATGCAGCCGACAGTCACACTCGCACAAAGTTTCTCGAAAGAACGACTGGCGCCGATGATTCGCGATACACCAGCCATTAAAAATAAAGTCTCCGACGCTAAGAGCCGAGACAGTGGGAACACGACGTTGCAGAAATCGTTTCCGGGTGGCTATGTTGCAATGGTCGGAGCCAATGCCCCGAGTGGGCTGGCGTCACGACCGATCCGAATCCTGCTCGCCGATGAGATTGACCGGTTTCCTGTTTCGGCAGGGACGGAAGGTGATCCGTTATCGCTTGCTGAGAAACGGACGAACAACTTCTACAACCGGAAAAAGATTTTCGTATCGACACCGACCAACAAAGGAACATCACGAATCGAAGTCGAGTACGAACTGAGTACGAAAGAACGATGGAATCTAGCGTGTCCGTCTTGCGGAGAGTTTCAGCCGTTGAAATGGGCACAAATCATCTTTGATTCACATTCGGCTGCCTGCGAACACTGTGGAGCGGTTCACAACGAATATGAATGGAAAGCACAACCCGGTAAGTGGGTGCAAGAGAACCCTGGCGCACGTAGCCGGGGTTTTCATTTGAACGAGCTTGTCTCCCCGTGGAAGAAATGGCATGAAATCATCGCGGAATTCCTCGAAGCGAAGAAGAAAGGGCAGGAAGCGATGAAAGTATGGGTCAATACGTCGCTCGGCGAGACATGGGAAGAAGAGGGCGAAGCAATCGATGCGGACGGACTGGATGGACGACGTGAACGGTATGTTGCGGAAGTGCCGGAAGGCGTCAGTATCTTGACGGCTGCCGTCGATACGCAGGATGACCGGTTCGAAATCGAAGTCGTCGGTTGGGGACGTGGCAAAGAATCATGGGGCATCGAGTACCAAGTCATCTATGGCGACTTGAATCAGCCCCAGATTTGGAACGACCTCGATGAATACCTCTCGCGGACATGGTCCAAACAGGACGGTAGACGGTTCGGAATCAGCTGCACCTGTATGGACTCCGGTGGTCACTTCACGCAAGAGGTCTATCGGTTCACGAAAGCCCGTGAAACCCGTCGGATTTATGCCATCAAAGGGAAATCGGCGAAGCCGGGTGACTACACCCCACTCGTTGCCGGTTATTCGCGAACGAAGTTGTCGAAAGCTATCCTTGTCAGTCTCGGTGTCGATGACGGGAAGGCACGGATCATGTCCAACCTTCAACTCGAAGAAGCGGGTCCGAACTATTGTCACTTCCCGGAAGGACGCGGGTACGGAACAGAATATTTCAAAGGACTCACGGCGGAACGTCTCGAGACACGGTACGAAAAAGGGATTCCTTACAAGGTATGGCGTAAGGTCAGAAACCGAAACGAACCACTCGACGTTCGCGTCTACAATATTGCCGCCTTAGAGATCCTGAACCCGAACTTGGAGAAAGAATATGCCATCGGGACGGTCAAACGGAAGAAGAAACGACGGAAGTCGACGAGAGGAGTGACGTGATGTGGAAGAATTGATGCCAATAGAACGAGCCCGGTTACATCTGGATGCCTGGTACAAAGCAGAATTAGCTGTCTCGACAGGACAAAGTTATACGATCGGATCACGTTCGTTGACGCGAGCGAACCTCAAAGAAATCCGAGGACAGATTGCGTACTGGGAAAAGCGAGTCAGTTCGATGCAAGGTGTTCGGCGAAGACGTGCGAAACGGATTATTCCACGTGACTTATGAAAGGAGGGAATGTTAGGTGAACCTAATTGACAATGTGATCAGCTATTTCAATCCACGAGCTGGACTAGAACGAACGCTGGCACGTAAGAAGCAAGCGGTCCTGAACGAAGGTTACGGAAATCATGGCGCTAGCGGGAAAAAGAACAGCATGATTGGTTGGTTGACGAATAGCGGATCAGCACTCGAAGACATCGAACGTAACATTCCCACCTTACGGGAACGGTCACGCGATTTGTACATGGGAGCACCATTAGCGACAGGTGCACTCAAAACATTACGGACGAACGTCATCGGATCCGGACTGAAGCTGAATGCGCAAATCGATGCTGATTTCCTCGGTATGACCCGAGAGCAAGCGGATCAGTGGGAAACGAAGGTCGAACGTGAGTTTTCGCTTTGGGCAGACTCGATTCATTGCGATTCACAACGCATGAGTAATTTTTATCAACTGCAACAACTCGCCTTCCTCTCATGGATGATGAGTGGTGACACGTTTTGTCTGCTCCCGTTGATTCCACGTAAGAACATGCCATATGACTTACGTATCCAATTGATTGAAGCGGATCGGGTCAGTGATCCGAATCAGTTCGTCTCCTCGATTGACACGAAAGTCGTCAATGGGGTCGAAATCAATTTAACCGGTGAAGTCGTCGCCTATCATATCGCGGATCGACATCCGAATTCGATTGCAGGTGCCATCAATAAGTGGACACGCATCGAGAAGTTCGGCAAGAAGACGGGACGTGCGAACGTTTTGCATTTGATTGAGCTGGAGCGACCGGAACAACGACGCGGCGTTCCAGTCTTGGCACCTGTTATCGAGACGATGAAACAACTTGCCCGATACAGTGATGCGGAATTAATGGCAGCGGTCATCAATGCCTTCTATTCGGTGTTCATCACGACGGATGGAGATAGCGAGACCGATGATTTCGGAAGCATCGCTCCGGAAGACGAACTTCCTGGTAACGATGAGACACAAATCGAGCTCGGTACCGGAACAGTGAACTTCCTAGCAGAAGGAGAAAAGGTCCAAGAAGCGAGTCCGGGACGACCGAATGCCAACTTCGACGGGTTCGTCACGGCGATGTGCCGGCAAATCGGCGCGGCTCTCGAAATCCCGTATGAAGTCCTGATGAAGAACTTCACATCGTCCTATTCAGCCTCTCGCGGGGCATTGCTTGAAGCATGGAAGATGTTCAAGATGCGCCGGCAATGGATGGCGGATTCTTTCTGTCAGCCGATTTACGAAGAGTTCTTAGCCGAAGCTGTTGCCAAAGGGCGTATCGATGCTCCTGGATTCTTCACGGATCCACTGATTCGCAAAGCGTATGCCCAAGCGGAATGGAATGGTCCTTCACAGGGACAGCTCGATCCACTGAAAGAAGTGAATGCCGCTGAGAAACGCGTCAACAATGGCTTCACGACACTGACACAAGAAACGGTCGCTTTAGGTGGCGGGGATTGGTTCCGTAATCATGAACTGCGGGG